AAAATAGATAGATATTTCTACTCTACATTTAACATAGCTAAATCTGACACAATGTCAGCAACTATTGACCCTATTCGTAAACTTGTTATTTGGAACTATCCTACAACTGCTGGTGGCAATGCACTTATTATTTATAATTGGCAACTTAACAAATGGTCAAGAGGTGAAACAGATACTAATTATGTAGCCTCTGCTGCATCTACAGGTGTAACATTAGAAGGTATTGGTGCTTTATATGCAAGTATTGAAACAGTACCAGCTTCACTAGATGATCGTATTTGGTCTGGTGGTAAATATGTTCTTGCAGGTGCTAGAGGTGCTTATATTGTTACGTTTACAGGTGCTAATACTACTGCAAACATTATAGTATCTGATTTTGAAGATGGTTATAATTCTGTGGTTAAACTTGCTAGACCAATTATAGATAATGGTGCAGCAAATGTTTCTGTAGCTTCAAGACGTGAATTAGATGATAATATTGTATTTACTACTGCTGCAGCATCTGGTGAAGGTAATCGTGTTCCTTTAAGAAGTGCTGGAAGATGGCATAGATTAAGTGTAACTCCTACAGGAAGCTGGACAACAGCTATAGGCATTGATGTAGAAACTGAACCACAAGGAAATAGATAATGGCTCGTAGTGATATGTACAGGGGATTAAACCCTGCTGGTGCAGACATTCGTGAAATAAGTGAAGTTACTAACAATATTCTTAATGGTAAAACAAATAATACTGGCACAATTACTTTAAATGCTAGTAGTGCTACCACAACAACCATTTATGATGAACGCATAGGTTATAATAGTATCATTATGCTTATGCCAACTACAGCTAATGCAGTTGCATCTTTAACTAATGTATATATTAGTGCTAGAGCAAAAGGCAATGCAACATTAACACATTCAGCAAATACAAATACAGATAAAACATATGGATATATTATTGTAGGATGATTTTACATTACGTACCAAAAGACAAGCTAAGAGAACACTGGAACTTTATAAAAAATGGTCTAGATATAGTACGATCTAAAGGGCATACCCATTGGATTGTAGAAGATGTGTATTGTGACTGTTATGAAAATAGATCTATGTTATTTTTAGCAATAAAAGATAATTCACCATATGGCTTTGTAGTATTACAACCTATTGGTAATGCACTACACGTGTGGGCTGCATGGTCAAATACTAACGATGAAGATTTGTTTTATAGAGCATGGAATGAAATACAGCAAATAGCAAAGAATGGTAAAAAAGAAAAAGTAACATTTACTTCACAACGAAGAGGTTGGGAACGTAAAGCAAGACAAATGAATTTTAAACCCTCTACATGGGAATTTACACTTTAAGGAAAGTTATGGATCAAGCACAAGGAAGTTCTAGTCAACAACCAATATTTTACGATCAATCAACTGGTCAATTTTATACGATGGAAAATCAGTATAAAAACGATAATCCATTGGCTGCAATGTTTGGAAATATGCTTGGAGATAAAAATAAAAGAAATTATATTGGAAATCCTAATGGCATGGGGTCTTATACACAACCAGACGCAACAGTTGCACCATATCCAACAACAGAATCAATACTTCCAACTATGAATGCAAGTCTATTAAGTTCATCTGCATTAGGTGATGCATCATCTGGAGCTGGAAGATATTTAACACCAAGTTTATTGGCAACAATGTCTGAATCATCAAAATCATCAAGCAAAAAATAATTACAATAAAGGTCAATACAAATGTTTAAATTACATAATTGGGTTACAGAGCTAGTACAGTCATTTACATTCTATGGTGGTGGTGGTTCTGGTGGATCTCAAACTAGTTCAACTGGATTAGATCCAGCTGTACAGCCATTCGTTACAGATATTCTTGGTAAAGCTCAAGGTTTATATAACTCAAATACTCCACAGTATTATGGTGGTCAAACTTATATTAATCCATCACAGCAAACTCAAGCTGCTTTACAAGCTGCACAAACTCGTGCAATTCAAGGTAATCCATTATTACCACAAGCTCAAGGTCAACAACAAGATGTATTGTCTGGAAAGTACTTACAAAACAATCCATTCTTTGATCAAGCCATGCAAGGCGCAGCACAAGGTGCTACACAAACTTACATGGATGCTATCAAGGCTGCACAATCTGGTGCATCTGCATCTGGTCGTTATGGCTCTGGTGTATCTGCTGATATTCAAAATCGTGCTGCTAATACATTGTCTAATACACTTGCCAATAAATATGGTGAACTTTCTTATAACAACTATTCAGCTGAACGTGGTAGACAAGAAGCTGCTGCTGCTGGCGCACCTGCACTTGCTCAAGCTGATTACAATGATATTAATCAATTGCTGAAAACTGGTCAAATTGGTGAAGGATATCAAAAAGAAGCTCTTCAAGGTGATATCAATAGATTCAATTATCAACAAAATCTTCCATATCAAAAACTTGCTGCATACGCTTCAACACTCACTGGCTTGCCAATGGGTCAAGTTACTAACACAACCAGCTCTGGTGGTGGAAAAATTGTATGTACAGCAATGTGCCAAGAGTATGGATTTGGTAGCTTTAGACAAGCTGTATGGTTAGCTCAATCTAAAGATTTAGATCCTGCATACGAAAGAGGTTACCATGCACTATTCTTGCCATTAGTTACTTACGCTTATAAGTCTGGCGAAAAGTCTACTTTACAAAACATTGTTAGAAAAGTGCTTGAAAACATTGCTAGACATAGAACTGCTGATATTTGGAAACAAAAAAGAGGCAAAAAACGTGATCGTATTGGAATGATTTATCGTGCAATTTTAGAGCCAATTTGCTACATTGCTGGCAAAGCAAAAGGGGAATAATCATAGATCCTATAACAATTACAGGCTCATTGCTTGCAGATACAATTCTTACTAACGCTGCTATTGGTGCAGGTACTAGCGCACTAACAGGTGGTGATCCACTTAAAGGTGGTCTTATTGGTGGTATTACTGGTGGTATTGCAGGTGCGCCAGAGGCTATGGGATCATCATGGGGAAGTTTACTTGGTCAAGGTGCTAAAACAGCTGCACAAGCTGAAGGATCAGCTGGAGCATTGCTTAGCTCAAATCAATTAGATGATGCTATTGGTGCTTATGTAAAAGCTGGATATACACCTACAGAAGCTGCGTCATTAGTTGATAAAGCCACTGGGAATGCACTTGGTACAGCTGAATCTATGACAGGTGGTCAATTAGGTGATCTAGGTTACCAAGTTGCTGATCAAGGTGCATTTAATACTTATCAAGCACCATCTATAATGGACTATATCAAAGGCAATCAAGGATCACTTGGCACAGTTTTAAGTGCATCTAAAATGATGAATACTCCACGCAAACCAATTCAAGGTGGTGGTGGAAGCATTATTAGAGGAAATCAAATTCCAATGCCTCAATTTGAAATGGCTAAAGTGCAAGACGATAAAAAACGATTCTACTCATTATTAGACTAGGAAAATAAAATGGATTTAATGGAACTATTTGCATCTACCCCACCAGAGTATTTAACTGGTCTATTGGGTCAAGATAAAGTTGATGCGCTTAAACAAAAATCATCTACAGCTGGATTACTTAATACAGTTTTAAGTTACGCTGCACAACCAAAAACACAAGGTTATGGCAGCCCACTACCATATCTTGCTAATGCATTTTTGGCTGGTAGAAAAGCATCTGGTGATGTGTATGATCAAGCCACTGAAGATTACTCTACACAACAAAAACTTAATACATTGAAGGCTAATGAAGAGTCACTTAAAACATTGTTAGCAATGCCAGAAGTAATTAACAATCCAACATATCAAATGTTAGCTAGAACAAATCCAGCTAAACTTATTGAAATGCTTAACCCACAGCGCACCACAACAACTATTGACAATCAGTTAGTTGAATATGATCCAGCATCTCGCACAGCAAAATCTTTATTTGGTCAACCTAAAGTAGATTTAGAAAAAATGGACTTAGGAAATAAAACTATAATGATTGACAAAAGAACTGGTGCAATTGTTCAGTCGTACAATAAAGGTGTTGAGCCTAAAAATCAAGAACTTTGGTCTAATACACCTGTCACAGATGAAAAAGGTAGATCTATTTACTTACCTACAGCATATGGCTCTATGAATGGCAAAAAGCCAATTGATGCAGCTACTGGTGCAGTTATAACTGATTATGCACCTACTCGTACAAAACCAGTGTTACCACCATCAATACAAAAAGCTGAAGATGCTGATTATGAAAGCATTACATCTGCAAATACTTTAGTTGATGCTACTAATAGCATGATTAGTTCACTGGCAAAAGGCAATATTCCAATGAGTGTTTTGGGTAGGGCTGGAGCTGCTACTTCATCATTTACTGGTCTTGGTGCAGATAGCCCAGAAGTTATTGCTTATAAAGATTATGGAAGATTTAAAAATAAACTTGTAACAGAATCATTAAGATTAAACAAAGGTACGCAAACAGAAAACGATGCATTTAGAGCTGCAAAAGATTTTGAGTCAGCATCATCACCTCAAGATGCAATTGCTGCATTAACTCAATTAAATTGGTATAACTCACAAGCAATTGAAAATGCAAGCAAGAATGTATTGCGTAGAAGAAAAAATAGTGGTCTACCAGCTCCAGAAGTTATGCCAGAAAAACCAAAAAGTCAAGTAGTTGAAATTCCTAATGGCATTGAAGGTGTTACTTTACTTACAAGACTTCCAGAAACATTTTTAAAGAAAGCTGCTATTAAATTACCAGAAACTATTAATGATCAAAAACTCATATATGACAAGCTACCAAAAGGTGCTAGGTATGTTGATGTTGATGCATCTGGTCAACCAATCATGAATGCAGATGGTTCATTTAGAATAGCTGTAAAACAATAAGGAAAAAATATGGGCTTAGGTAACGATCCAATTTTAATGGGTGGTCATGTAGTACCACGAGATAAGTACACTCAAAATAATGAAGGCAAAATAAGTTTTACTGCGCCTACCATTAATGTTTCAAATAAAGATCAAGCTCCAGTAGAGCCAGTTGTTCCACCTCAGTCAGCAGATTTTTCTGCAATGCCTCAATCTTCTGACTCAATGATGGGCTATAACCCTACAACTGAAACACTTAGAAGTGGTGTAGGTCAAGGTTTGATGATGGGTTTTGGTGATGAATTAGAAGCTGCACTTAGATCTGGTCAAATTAGTGGTCATGAATATATTCAAATACGTAATGAATTACGTAAAAAACATGAGTTGTTTAAAACAGAACATCCAGCTATTAATTTAACGTCTGAACTTGCTGGTGGAATATTATTCCCATATGGTAAAGCTGTTAAAGGTGCTGAAATGCTTGGCATTGGTGGTGGATTAGACGCTGCACTAAAAAGTAAAAATCTTGGTGAACGTATGATTGGTGGTACTAAGTTAGGTGGAGTTACTGGCGCAGTAGTAGGTGCTGGAACAGCTAACGAATTATCAGACGTGCCATTTGACACAGTTAAAGGTGGATTAGTTGGTGGTCTAGTGGGTGGTGTTGTAGTACCTGCTGCCATATCATTAGCTAAAACTGGTTTTAATGTTGCAAGTTCAACATTTAAAAATCTTACAGAACGCATGGGTTTAGGTAACGCAAACAAAACAGCGAATAAAATTATTGCTAAAAAATTATCTCAAGATGAATTAACTCCAGCTGACGTAGATGCAATGTTTGCTGAGTATAGAACAATGGGTGTATCAGACGCAGTACTTGCTGACTTAGGTGTCAACCTTAGAAATCTTGGATATACAGCTCAAAGTGTTGCTGGTAAAGGTAAAAAGCAAGTAGAAGATTTTCTTACTGAAAGAACTGCAAACATTCCAAGTAATATTGTTAATGGATTAGTAAAGAAAGCAAAAGTAGCATCTGAAGAGTTTGGATTTAATTATAAACAATCTTTAGCTGATCAACAAAAAGCATTAGCAAATAAAGCATATCCAAATGCATACTCTCAAGATTTGCCAACTGCTCCATTCAAATCTTATTTAAATAGAAAAGATTTTGTAAAAGCATATCAAGAAGCTATAGACTCAGCTGAAAGAAAAGGTGAGCCTCCATTACCTCCATTAGCTTCATGGGCTAATGCTGAAACAATTCCAACTGAATTATTACACAGAATTAAACGTGGATTAGACATAGTAATTGAGGGTGAAAAAGATCATCTTGGTAGATTTACTACTAAAGGTAAAGATTTAATTCAAGTTAAAAATGAATTTAATAGCAAGATTAAAGATCTTAATCCAGACTATGCAGCTGCCAATGAAAAATTTGCAGATGAAGCTAAAATACAATCTGCATTTGATCTTGGATCTTCATATCATCAAATGGATGCAGATGAGCTATTATCTAAAGTTGCTAAATTTAGTGTAGCTGAAAAAGAGTCATTTAGAATAGGATTGTTATCTTATGCTAAACGTCAACTATCAGAACACAAGGGTGGAAATTTTATTAATAAGATTTTTTCTAGTGACAAACAAAAGGCAGCAATGCGTAATGTCTTTGACACTCCAGAAGATTACCAAAATTTTGTTAAACAATTAAAACTATCTAGCGAGCAAATTAAAACTGGTCAAAAAGTTTTAGGTGGATCACCTACAGCTGAAAGACAGTTATTGCAGCAAGAGGATACAAGATTAATAGAAGAGATTGCAACTAATCCATCTATTTTAGGTGTAATTAAAGCATTAACAAGATCTGCTGGTGGCAACTTACAAATCTCACCAAGAACTGCTGACGCACTCAAACAAAGATTATTTAACTCAAACCCACAAGAACAACAACTCATTATTGCAGAGCTTAATAAATTTAATAACCCTTCATTAGTGAAATCTATTATTAACGCACCATACAAAATCCCAGCAGTAACAGGATCTTTTGGTTTACTGGATTAAAATATGTCTAACGAAATTGACCCAATAGAATATGGCAAGTTAATTGCCCAAGTTCAAAACCTTCAAGATAAAGTAGAAAGCCTAGAAGTAGATATTAAATTACTTCTTGAGCTTGCAAACAAAAGTAAGGGAGGCTTCTGGGCTGGAATGGCAATCGCTTCTGCTATTGGTGGCTTTATGACATTTATAGCTAATCATTGGTTAGGTAAATAAATGTGGATTACAGAGAACAATATAGCAAATCTATATTCAGCTCTAATAGAAATGCCAATCTTTGATGAATACAAATTACCTACTGCAAGTCGTGTGGATTTTGTTATAGTACATGATGCAACTATTTGTGGTCAGTATGAGCCTCCAGAGCAAGGCGAACCTCATATCATTACTATATCTACTGCACGTCATGCTCACTTATACAGTGTACTAGTTACACTATGCCATGAGATTATACATATGTGCGTGTATTTAGATTCACCTAAAACAGAACAATATACAAGCCATAAAGGTTTATTTCTTAAATTACAAAAACGTGTAGCCAAAATGTATGGTTTTGATCCTAAGGAGTTATAAATGGGTGGTTTATTAAGTTTAATTTTACCAGCTTTAGTTCCAGCATTTACTGATGGTGCTAGAGGTATTATTGCTAAATTCACTGGTGGCGCAGGTGGTCAACCTCAAAACGTAGCAGAACGTATTCAACTTATGCAAGCTGAAGCTGCAAAACTTCAAGCTATGTCAGCACTAGATACTCCAGTAGGTCAACCTTCACAATGGATCGTTGATTTGCGTGCTGCATTTAGATATGTAATTATTAGTGCAATCCTAATTTTTACTGGTGTAACTCTTTATTTTGGTGACATTGTAGGTGCTTCAGCAGTAGCTGTGTTGCTTGATATGTCTGGCTGCGCAATGTCGTTTGTCGTAGGTGAGAGAATGTACCTTTCATTAAAAAAATGAAATTAGATATTAAAAGATTTAAATTAGGTGATACGTATACCATTGGGAAACTTTACATAGATGGTGTATACCATTGCTATACTCTTGAAGATAAAGTAAGAGAGGTAAAAGTACAAAATGAAACAGCTATTCCTACTGGCACTTATTCTGTCGTTATTGATCACTCTAATAGGTTTAATAGATCTCTACCTCATATCTTAAATGTTCCTAATTTTGCAGGTGTTAGAATACACTCTGGAAATTCGTCTAAAGATACTGAAGGATGTATCCTTTTAGGAACAACTTGGACTGAAGGTGATTTTATTGGAAACTCTAAAATTGCATTTGATTCATTTTTTTCTCAATTAGAAAAGGCAAAAACTGCAACATTAACTATCATATGATTTTAGAATATTTACTTTGTGATTTTTTGTGTGCTATTGATCATATCAAGTGGTTAGTAGTAGCAGCAATGGTATACGTCATATATAATAAACTATCTCAAAACTAGGGGTAGTAAATGAAGATTCTTTTAATTGACATTGAAGTTGCACCAAATACAGCTCACGTCTGGGGAATCTTTGACCAGAACATATCTATCAATCAACTTTTAGAATCATCTTATGTACTTTGCTATGCAGCCAAGTGGTATGGTGAGTCTAAGATTATTTTTGACTCAGTACACAAAAGTTCAAGAACAGATATGCTGAATGGTGTTCATGCGCTTCTTAACGAAGCTGACGCAATCGTACACTATAATGGAAGTCGCTTTGATATTCCAATATTGCACAAAGAATTTTTATTAAATGGAATGCCACCACCAGCACCATCTAAACAAATTGATTTACTTCAAGTTGCACGCAGACAATTTAGATTTGTATCAAACAAATTAGATTATGTAGCACAAGCTCTGGGACTTGGATCTAAAACAGATCACGAGGGTCACACCTTGTGGGTAAAATGCATGAATAATGATAACAAGGCTTGGAAAGTAATGGAGCAGTATAATAAGAATGACGTAATCCTCTTAGAAGCTGTCTACAATAAATTTAAGGGATGGATAAAAAATCATCCAAATCATAATGCGTATAACGCAAATATTGTATGCCCAAATTGCGAAAGTAATAAATTGCATTCTCGTGGCACACAAAGATCAAGAACAGCTATCTACCAAAGATTCCAATGCCAAGCGTGTGGATCATGGTCAAGATCAGCTAAATCAGAAAAGATAGGAAAAGAATCACTCGTCAATATTTAAAGGATATTTATGTCTGGCAATGTGCAAGAACTATGTAAAAAAGTTGTAGGTAAAACCATTGTCAGTTGTGAAGTAGATTTTAATGATCAAGTAATTTACTTAGAGTTTGACGATGGCTCACTTGTGGAAATATCTGGGGAGAATTTAGATATATACACAGAATTCATTGAACTAGACTCTTAGGACAGTTATGACAGATTATTTAAAAGCACCAGACCAAGATGCATTCTTGAGGCTGTTATCTAAGTCATTGCAAAACATGACTGATACTGCCAACCAAATTCCATCATCTATGTTTGCGCCTCCAGCAATCAGACCATTCGTAAGTAACAAAGCCAACAATGCACTAGGTGATACATTCATCAAGCCAACTCAAACTTTAGCTGAAGATGCTTCTTATGGTATGCCATTGCATTCTGGAACAGGTATGACATATAGACCAGACCCTAGATTTATTGATGCTGCTGCACTAGTAGATCCTATGTTAAGACCAGCTGGGCTAGCTGCAAAAGCTACTGGAAAGATGACTATGGAGCAACTACTAAAACAATTGCGATCTGGCGAAGGCATGGTAGGTAAGTTGGGTGACGTTTTAGATCCTAATATGTACGCTGTTCCTAAAAGAACTTCAGCACCTCCATCCAGTGGATTTGAAAGAACATTCGTAGGAAAGCAAGTTGAAAACAAAATACCTAACTTTGACCAAATGATAGGTGGCAGTTTATTTACATTTCCTAGTGATAGCACATCTCGTGGATATTTAATTAACAAAATATCTGGTATACCTATTGATCCAAAGTATCAAAAAGTCACTGAAGGTGGCTTTATGTTTGGTAAAGATAAAGATCTGGCTGACAAAGGTATTGCATACGCATCAAATTTATCTGCTGCCAGTGGTCAACTTAAACGAGCAAAATTAGAAGCTGAAAAAAATATAGCTAGAGGTGGCACAGGAAAAATATTTGTAGCACCATCAACTATGGCATCTGGAGCTGAAAATTTTTCAACTCAACCAACTGAGCAATTGTTTGGGTTAGCTAACAGTCAAGGAATGACACGTAATAACTTAGCAATTATTGATGACATGGTAAGAAATACAACTGTAAAAGGTAAGCAACCATATAAAAACTGGGTAGGCATGGCTGACTCTGGAGCATTAGAGCAATTAAAGACTGGCGAAGGTATAGATGCTGGAGCTACTGCTCTTAGAAAGCTAGTAAAAGAAAAATATGAGTCAGTTACAGGGCAAAAGACACTTAATTACAATGCAAGTGACTTAACTAACGCTTTACTTGATCCTAAACTAGCTAACGCACCAAAACATAATTTAGGTGACGTATGGTATCAATTAGACTTAGAAAAGGGTATACGACCCTCTGCTGAAGGTTCTGGACATAGATCTTATAGCCACGACTTCATGGGTCAGTTTGTTGGCAGCACACCATTAAAACCTACTAAAGATGTATTTGGTAACGTGTATTCCAATATTGAAAATACTATACCTAAAATTGATAAAACTGGTAGAACTATTCCAGAGGCAACTAGGCAACTAAATACCATACATTCTCTCAGAGATTTACACGACAACTCTTCACTCTTTTTAGATGAAGCAAATATTAAGCGATTAAAAGAATTGTTTGGAGTTAAGTAATGGATCAAAATCAATTAGAATTTTTAAAGTCATTAGGTATCAGCATAGCTCGTGGAGTGCCACAAGCTGCTACAGGGTTTGTTGATCTTGCTGCATTGCCTTTAACTGCCACTGGAATAAGAAAACCAGAGCAGATATTTGGATCAACTGACTATCTTACAGCTCATGGATTGTTGCCTCCACCTCAAACTGGTTTATTAAATCAAGGGACTGAACTTGCTTCCTCAATGGTTAATCCAGCAGCAGCTGTTAAAGGTGGTCTTGGCTTGGCTGGCATAATGATTGGTAAAGGTGCTAAAACTTGGGATGCTGTGCGTGCAGCTGAAGCAGAAAAAATGTTAGCTGAAGGTGCTAGTCCATCTCATGCATGGAATAGAACTATGACTGGAAGCAATGTTGACAATCAAATGCGTCAAGAAATTTCAGACAAAAACGCTAAATTTATTAGAGATCCAGTATTTGTTCCACGCACAAATCAAATGTCTATGGAAGAATACAGAGCATTAGGTGCAATGCATCCAAACAAAACATTATCTGAACTTGATAAAATTGCTGGAAGAGGTGATCCAAATTATAACGTGCCATTATCATCATTATTAGATCATCCAGAATTGTATGAAGCATACCCACAATTAAAAGATCTTCCTGTAAATTTTGAGCCTAATTTAAAATCTAGAGGATCTTTTGTTCCTCCACGTGCATATTCAAAAATGAATCCAGAAGGGTATGTTGAGCTTAAAACTCCACAAGTTGTTAGACCAAATTTACCATACACATTGGATGAAAAACGTAAAGAAGATATGTTAAGCACCTTACTTCATGAGATACAACATAAAATTCAAGATGTAGAAGGATTTGCTAAGGGTGGATCACCTTCAGAATTTAAAGACCAAACTAAAAATTTTGAAAAATATCATCAAGCAAAACATTTAAGAAGAATGATGGAAAATGACGCTATATCAGCTAAAGAAGCAGCTAACCAATGGACAGCTCAAATGTATCAAAAGCCAAAAGCTGGAGCTGTTGCATTAGCAAAAAACAACGATAGAGAAACTTTAGACAAACTTATGAGCAATCTAATGACTAAACAAGATCAATACGTAAGGCTTGGTGGTGAGATGGAAGCTAGGCTTGCCCAAAGAAGAAAAGATCTTGATATGATAAATAGAGGGAAACATTATCCATTTCAAAAATACACAAACCAAGATTATAACTTTGGCGATCTAGCTTTAAAATTTGGATTTGATGTTCCCCCAGAAGAGGCTCTTATTAAATACGACTACAATAGATACAAGTATCCAAAAAAATAATTAATCTTCATCCACTAAAGTATTAAACTTTGCTTCAATAAGTGGATCAGTCATTACTTCTTTATCACTAACAACATCAACTAGCCATTCTTTGTAGACAGTAGACTTGTCTAGATCCTCAATTAATTTACCTTTAAAAGAAGCTCTAAGGTCATACTTTAAAATATTTCCTTTAAGGTAACCAATATACTCTTCGTCTGTTAATCTTGATCTAATGATATCTATAGCTTCTAAACCATTAACCATGTAGTGCTTAGGCTTGTATACATTATCTTGTGACATCAATTGCTCCTTAGTGTGATGTGAGTGCGACCCTTGTTAAACTTAGTTAATTTGCCTATTGCTGATCTGGATAAAGGTGGAGGAAGAGAGATCGCATACTCTTCAGCTACCTTCTTCAGTTTTCTTATATCTATGCCAAACTTCTCACAGATCTTATTGCGATTTATCTCTGGTCTGCCAGTAATAAACTCTTTAATTTGTTCTGCTAACTTTTCGTTTGACATATTAATCCCAAAACACCATGACTGCAACTAATAAAATAGCTGTCATAGCACTTGCCCATATGGGTGCTGCATATATGCCAACAATAAAAGCTAATATAGCTGCAACAATGCTACCCCATACAACTAAATCACATACAAATTCCATCCACTTCATAACAGCTCCTAATAAAAAGTAAGTGAGTCAACCTTAGTAACCTTCCTACGCTTCCACTCTTTAGACATATCCTTAATGGATCTATCATGAAAATACAGACTGTTAGCTATAAGATTGGTGTGCTTCTTAAAATACAATGTATCAAGTACAAGAAGCTCAGTTTTAAGTATGGTCTTGCGATCTGGATAAACGTGCTTACCAGTTACAATATCAGACAC